AGATTAATTATCACAAACTTAAAAGATTTTTTTAAGCATGGTTTTGACAAACCTTTTAAAATTTTAGAACAAATTGAAAATCAAGTTCACAGAATTACTGAATCTGGAAACATACATTTTGGAGACAAAACAAAAGTATTACTTGCTAATTATAGTAGTGAAGGATTTGCAATATTTGATTTAGAATCTTATGAGTTTAAAAATGATTTCCACATATTTTATTATACATTTAATTCAATAGCATCATGAATAAGGAAACATTTTATTTTTCTCATGACTATAATAGCAGGAATGATGTTAAGATAAAAAAACTTTTATCAAAACATGGTTTGTTAGGTTATGGAATATTTTGGGCAATTATAGAAGAACTTTATAATAATACGAACGTATTACCATTGGATTACGATACTATTTCATATGATTTACGAATAGATAAAAGCGTATTAATATCTGTTATAAATGATTATGATTTATTTGTCTTTGATGGTAATACATTTGGTAGTTTATCTGTTGAGCGAAGATTAAAGGAAAGAGATGAAAGAAGCCATAAAGCAAGGCAATCAGTACTTAAACGATGGAATAAAGTAAAAGTAGATACGAACGTATTACCACCGAATAACGAACCTAATACTATAAAGGAAATAAAAGGAAATGAAATAAAAGGAAAGGATATACCTGACTTTAATTCTTTTTTATCTTATGCAATTGAAAAAAAACCAAACGTTGATACTGAAGCTTTAAAGTTTAAATATGAATCATGGATTGAAAATAATTGGAAAGATGGTTATGGTACTGAAATAATAAATTGGAAAAACAAATTATTAAATACATTGCCACATATTAAAGAAAAACAAATTAAATACGACCCAACAAACCCTAATCAAATGATTTACTAATGACTTATTCAGATTACAATATAATTATTCCAAATGGAAAATATACTGGGCAAGTTTACACTACCTGCCCAAAATGTTCACATGAGCGCAAAAAGAAAACTGATAAATGTTTAGGAGTTAATTTAGACAAACAAGTTTGGCATTGTAACCATTGTAATTGGAAGGGATGGCTACCTAAACAAATAGCAATTGATGAAAAAGTTTATGTAAAACCTGAATGGAAAAACAAAACAGATTTATCCGACAAAGCAATTAAATGGTTTGAGAAACGAGGATTAGACCAAAAAACAATTAATGATTGGAAAATTTCTGAAGGTGTTGAATGGATGCCACAAACTCAAAAAGATGAAAACACTATTCAATTTAATTACTTTGATGAAAATGGAGAGTTAATTAATATCAAATATAGGGATGCAAGAAAGAATTTTAAACTGCATAAAGATGCTAAGTTAATATTCTATGGTTTAAACCTATTTAAGTTTGATTTAAACGCTTATTTAGTAGAAGGTGAGATTGATGCTTTGTCAATGTATAAAAGTGGCTATAAAAACGTTTTAAGCGTTCCTAATGGCGCAAATGTTTCAAATAACAATTTACAATACTTTGATTACATTTCTGAAAGATTTAATGAAACTCCAACAATTTATCTTTGTTTTGATAATGACAATGCAGGAAGACAATTGACGGAAGAGTTTGCAACTCGTTTAGGAAAAGAAAAATGTAAGCTTGTTATTTTTAAAGATTGTAAAGATGCAAACGAATGTTTACAAAAGTTTGGAATACAAGGAATAATTGAAAGTATACAGGATGCAAAAGATTATCCATTGGAAGGTGTGTTTACCATTCAAGACATGGAAAATGAAATTTTTGATTTGTACGAAAATGGATTAGACAGAGGAGTTAATATTGGATTTGATAAATTTGATAGGTTACTAACTTTTGTAAAAGGTTACATTACTACGATAACAGGAATACCTGGTCATGGAAAATCTGATTTTGTAGATGAAATGGTAATTCGTTTAATGTTAGGGCATGGATGGAAAACAGCATTTTTTTCACCTGAAAATAAACCAACTAAATTACACTTTAGTAAATTAGCAAGAAAGATAATCGGTAAAAGTTGGGATTCTCAATACCGAAACAGAATGAATGATTTGGAAGTTAAAATGGCAATGAAGTCAATGAATGAGAAAATTTGGTTTATTAAGCCTGAAAAAGATTTCACATTGGAAAGTATTTTAGAGCACATTAAAAACTTAAAAATAAGATACGGATTAGATGCTTTTGTAATTGATGCGTGGAATAAATTAGAACACAAATACAATCAATCGGAAACAAAGTACATAGGTGAAAGTTTAGAAAAATTATCTATATTTTGTGAGCAGTATAATCTTCATTGTTTTTTAGTAGCACATCCACGCAAAATAAATAAGGATAAACAGACAGGAAAATATGAAATACCTAATCTTTATGATATTGCAGGTAGTTCAAACTTTTATAATAAAACAGATAATGGAATATCAGTTTACCGAACTTTTGAAAATAAAACATTTGTTTACGTTCAAAAGGTTAAATTTTCACATTGGGGAACTATTGGGCAGTCAGAATATACTTATGATTTAAGTTCAGGTAGATATATTGAAGATGGCACATTTCATACTGCTGATAGTTGGGTAACTATTGAACAGGCAACAATGGAATCAAATGAAAACTTTTTAAATGACAAAGAACCTTTTTAACATACGATAACTTAAAACCTTTAAAATGATGGAAAAAATAAATGAAACAGGATTATTCTATAATAAAATAGAAGAAGCATACGAACAACTTCTAAATGAATTAATGCAAAAAGATTGTCAACGTGTTGAGTTTATCAGAGGTATGCTATCTGTTTATTCAGAAATATTAAAAGATAAAAAACATTGGAAAACAGAACCAAGAGATTATTTTAAATAATTGCTTATAACGCTTTGCAGCTACACGCAGTAGCCGAAGCGTTGGCTTTAGCGTTGGGGCTATTGTCGTGTAGGTGCTGTTAGCTGCTGTTTTTTTGTCTTTGATTTTCAGCACTTTAAAAAATAATTTAAAAAAAAGTTTGAAAAAAGTTTGCAGTTATCAAAATAGGTTGTATATTTGCTCTATAATTAAAAACAAACAAAATGACAGCAGCAGAATTAAAAATCGGAGACACTTTCAAAAGACAAGGACATTCTTTTAAAGTTGTAAAATTAACATCAGACACTTACAAAAACGGAACAAAAGCCGTAATTGTAGAATGTACAACGAACGGGGGCAGTATTGTTGATAGTTTTTTCAACTTTAAATTGACAACAAAAATCAAATGAACAAAGGAGGAAAACGTAAAGGGGCAGGTCGCAAACCTGCTCCTTACCAAACTAAAACCATTGCTTTTCGTGTCCGTGTCGAATGGGTCGAAGTAATAAAGTCAACGGTAAAAGCTAAGGTTGCGGAGTTGTCCCAAAATAGCAGCTAACGGTTCTCGGCTTGCCGTCAGGGCGGGCATTTAACCACAAAACTTGAATAGAATTACTAACTTTTAAATAATAACAAAATGTCAAACGAAGAACTGAACCCCGCCTTGCGGCAAACCGATGTTAGCAGCCGTTTTATTTATCTTATCACAAACGAAACTGATGGGATAGTAGAATCTGCTTGGTCTAACTTTGAAGAAGCGAAAAAAGAATGTCAGCAATGGGAAAAGATGAAACCGCAAAAGCAGTTTATGGTTGTCGAGCTTCCTATAAATGGCTGCTAACGGTTTGCAGCTATATTTAGTTGCGGACTTTGAAAACGAAAACTTGAATTATTAACAAAATTAAATTAAAAAACATGAACTCGAATGAACCACAAAAACCGCAATTGAATATAGGTGCTGTTAGCGGTAGTGCCACTCCGAATTTTCTAAAGGTTGCCGTTGATGAATTGTTTACTTATCGGACACCGAAAAAGATAATTGATTACATAGAAGATGAAAAGATGAGAGCGATAATAGGCAACCCACCGTATGATGTCGCTGGGCATTACCGCTAACTTACATCTTTGCGAATATTTATAGCGGCTTAGTTAAAAACAAATAAATAAAACAAATATGAAAACACAAAACAACATGACTTCACTAATTAGCCAAGCTGAATGGTGGGTAAAGAAAACACAAACAAACCAAGTAAGAGGAACTTTTAACTGGGAGCTATTTATGAAACTAATTAGAGCTAAAAGGAATGAAAAAAAGTGATTATCAATTTATTTTGTTTTCTATTTTCTTATTAGTTTGTTTACTTTTGCAAAAGTGATTGACGAACTTGTTAATAATCGAATATATAAACAGATAACGAAAAACGTTTGCCACAATCACTATCTTTGGGAAGATTTACATTTTGAAAGCGTTTTAATAATTATTGAGAAAAAGTTTGACTTAACCGAAATTAGAAACCTAAAACATTTTTATTCCGCAGTTTGTTGGAGAACCTGGCACTCAAATAAGTTTAAAAAAAAATACTTTACTGATTTTATTCAGTATGTAGATAACTTAAATGAATTAATAGAAGAAAACGAAGAAATTGATTACTCAACTTTAATTAATTTCTTAAGCCACTCACCACAAACAGAATCTGAATTTTATGAGCAAAATCTTTTAAAGCTTTATATTCAACATGGGGATGCTAAAAAGTTAAGTGATAAAACAAAGATACCTTACCGAACAGTAGCTAACGATATTAAAGAAATCAAAGAAAAATTAAAACGACAGCATAATGATAAAAATTTTAATCAAAGCAAACATGGGTAACCTTAATGGGTTATCTTATCACAGATTAATAGTTCCTTATTCAAAAGTTTCAGACCTTACTAACTTTAAATGTGATGTTTACGAAGATTTGGATGCTATTCCAGATGAAATGGTTAAAGATTATCAGTTTGTAGTTTATCAAAGAGAAATTGATGTTTACGGAAAATCAATAGAAAAAATTAAAAGATTTCAAAAGTTAGGATGTAAAGTAATATTTGATATAGACGATTACTGGCATTTAACTCAATCACACGCTTTATTTAAAGTTTATAAAGAATATCAAATAGTAAAACAAACTGAAGATATTTTAAAACACGTTGATTTAGTAACTTGCACAACTGAAATACTTGCTGAAAAAATAAGATCATTTAACAAAAATGTTAAAATATATCCTAACTGTTTAGATTTAACAGATGAACAATGGCAAAGTAAAAAAGAGCCATCACAGTTTATTCGTTTTGGATATATTGCTGGTGTTCATCACGTTCAAGATATTAAGATACTTCAAACACCTATTAGGAAAGCAAGGCAGGTAAACAATGCTCAATTTGTTTTAGGAGGTTACACAGATAACGATCATTACAGATATTATGAATCAGTAATGAAACAAGGAAACTACCTTAGAATAAATGCTATAAATGTTTATGAATACGGTAAAGCATATAACTTAACAGATGTTAGTTTAATACCATTAGAAAAAAACATATTTACGGAAGGCAAATCAGAAATTAAACTATTAGAAGCTGCTGCTCATGGAAACGCTGCAATAGTTTCAAATGTTAAACCTTATAATATATTTCCAAAAGATACTGCGATATTTTTAGAAAACAGTGATGTAAATGGTTGGTTTAAAGCGATTAAAAGATTAACCGAAAGCACACATATGCGCCAGGATTATGCTCAGAAATTAAAAGAATACACAAATCAAAACTACAATTTAAACAAATGGACAGAGAAAAGGAAACAAGACCTAGTATTGGAATTGGTGTAACTACTACACCAAATAGAAAGGAATACATTGATGAATGGTTAGAATACTTCCAAAAAGTTAAGCCAAAAAACTATCATTTACACATTCACGAAGATGTACATTATAACGGAGTTGCTTTTTCAAAGAATCAAAATTTAAAAACTTTGCAATCTTGTGATTACATTTTTTTATTTGACGATGATTGTTATCCTATAAAAGAGGGATGGGATGAATACTTTATAAACTCAAAACAAAACCATTTATTGTTTCTAAATAAAAAACATAATAAAATTATAGTACAAGGCGAAGTTGAAATATATAACGATTGTGGTGGCGTATTTATGTTTCTTACTAAAGATGTTTTAAATAAAGTAGGTTATTTAAATTCTGAGTATGGGCAATACGGATTTGAGCATGCTGGTTATTCAAATCGAATTTACCGGGCAGGATTCACTTACGCTCCTTATCAACATTTAAAAGATACAAAAGAATATCTATATGCTAAGGATTATAACATAGAACATAAGTCAAGTATTCCAGAGTATAAAAAAGCAAAATTAATAGAAGAAAATAGAAAAGTTTTTATTAATGAATTGCAAAGTCATAAAATCTTTTATAATTTTGAAATGTGAACGAACATATCTTATTTAAATTAGCAACTCGCTCAAGACCTTTAAAGGCAAAGAAATCTATTGAGAATATCATAATGAATTGTAATTCAATGAATTATACTATTTTATTAAGCATTGACGAAGACGATGAAAGTATGTTTGGTTTTAGTTATCCTGATGATAATGTGTTTATAGTTCGTGGCACTTCAAAGAATAAAATAGATGCTATAAATAGAGACATGGATATTTTTGAAGGTTGGGATATTTTAATCAATACCTCAGACGATATGCATTTTGAAATAAAAGGATTTGATGAAATAATAAGACAGGATTTTAACGGAAATTACGACCAGGTACTACACTACTCAGATGGTTATCAAAAGTCAAATATAATGACAATGAGTATAATGGGTAGTGATTACTATAATCGTTTTAAATACATTTACCATCCTGATTATATTTCATTATGGTGTGATATGGAAGCTACTGAAGTAGCTAAAATGTTAGGTAAATATCAATATAAAGGAGACCAAAAAATATTATTTACTCATAGGCATCCAGCTTGGGGACTTGCAGAATATGATCTGCAATATCAAAAAACAGAGGATCAAAAAGTAAATCAAAAAGATTACGAAACATATTTAAAAAGAAAAGCAAATTATTTTAATATACCAAAACACTTAATTATATATCCAAATTGATACTTTCTATTTTAATACCGACTTTACCAGAAAGAGTAGAAAAGTTTAATAAGCTATTCTTTGATATTAATTTTCAATTAGAAATGCAAAATGCATTTGGAATAGTTGAAATATTAATAGATGAAGCTCCAAAAGGAAAATCAATAGGACAAAAGAGAAATGAATTATTAAACAAAGCAAAAGGTGAATATGTTTGTTTTATTGATGACGACGATAAAATATCAAATGACTATTTAAGATTAATTTTAAAAGCATTAAAAAATAAACCTGATTGTTTAAGTTTAAAAGGAGTTATTACTATGGATGGTCAAATGCCAAAATACTTTGAACATTCAATTAAATACAATGAGTATAATACAACTCAAAACTTTATTACATACGAACGTTATCCTAATCACTTAAACGTTATTAAAAGAGAAATAGCAGTTCAATTTAAGTTTCCTGAAATAAACTTTGGCGAAGATACCGATTGGGCTACCCAAATAAATAAAAGTGGTTTATTGAAAAAAGAAACTTATATTGATGAGGTTTTATATTACTATAATTACATTTCAAATAAATGAATTTAGCAGCAGTAATGGTTGAGACAAGGGATTATCCTGACATCAACGAAATAATTAAAAGGCATTTAGATAAATTACCAAAATACACTAAACTATATTTTTTTGGAACTAAACAAAATAATGAAAGGATAATCTATCCTCATAAATTTAAAGAAGTTGAAATTAAAACAGGATTAGATTATTGTTACTTAGTTACTAAGGTTGATTTTTGGGAACAGATTGAAGAGGAAAACATATTAATATTTCAACGTGATTCAGGAATAATAGGAGGCAATATTGAAGACTTTTACGAATACGATTATATTGGTAGTCCATTAAAAGGCGAACCATTATTTGTTTACAATGGCGGTTTATCATTTAGACATCGTTCGGTAATGATTGATATTTGTAAAAAGTTTACTTATAAAAATCCTGAAGAGGGTCATGAGGATGGATTCTTTTCACATCGAGTAGAAGAGCATTACAAAAAAACACCTCGAGAAGTTGCAG